AATATGACATCCGCTGGCAATGGTTATGAAGTGGAAACAGGAAACAATACACGTTTGGCACCAGTTAGAGTATTAGACTCTAGTGTATATATGAGCTTTAAAAACAATTCTACCATGAAAATGATCCTAGAAGTATATGAAATACAAGGAGACGGTTGTGACGCTGAAACGTCCTCAGTACTCTTTAAAAACTTCTACAATGCCTATGCAACTCAAACATTAAAAGCAGGGGCAGCTGGTACAGACATTATTACCCTACCTCTGCTGCCAACACTACACTCGAACATGAACATGGTACCCTCAGTACTACAGGACTTTAAAATAAAGAAGACTGTTATGAAATTTCAGCCAGGTGAAGAACAAACCCACAGTATACAAGGTCCCCGCAATTATACACAAAGAACAGAACTTAAATTGCTTTCAACAGGGGGGTGGGCTAATTGGACATTACCAGGAAATGGTATTAGGGTCATGTTTAGGGTCATCTCAGATATAAATATGGCTTTCTATAGTTCGGGTACTCCCCCAGGAACTTCAGACAATAATGTTAACATTGGAAACAGTTTCAATATTAACCACTATCCTAACACACTAACAGCAAGTGGGGGAGGCCCAGGTTGTATCATTGGTGAAATAGTCAGACACTACCACATCGAACAGCCTGATGGGGCAGTCCCAACAGCAGCAGGGGGGGCAGTAGTTAACTTCCAACCAGCAGTAGTCTTCCTACAAGATTATGGTACTATGACAGATAATGGAGTGCTGGAAGTTATGAACTTAGTCCCAGGCTCAGGTACCCCAGGTGCACCAGTAGCTCACGATTAAATAATAAAGTGACTTTAAAAACTAACTATAACAAAAACAAGTATTAGTTAAAATGAGTTATATTTAATCTTCTTAACAACGCATTTAAAGTCTCATCATCTATCTCAGGATACCATTTTCGGGGATCAAGGTTCGACGTAATCCAGAAGGTTGTTGCTGCCAAAGGTCGAGCTCCGCCTTTGATTTCCACAATGACTGGGTATCGATCAAGCCATCGGAGTAAGTGCGATACGTCAACTGTTCCTCTAAATTCATCGATAACAATGTTCGTCTGAGATCGATAACCGCACCACCATTTAGTCCGGGGATCTTTACTGAAAGCGCCTTGCCCCGCCTCAGTCCAAGCTCGTAATGATTTGCCCGTGCCAGTAGCGCCCCAGAAGACATGACATGTTCGTTCGATTGCAATAGGTTGCAAGTGATCAAGAGCAATTCGCGTGAGAGAAGAATAATAACGAATGTATATGTCCGGCGGGATGTCATCAAGTCGATTTGATTGGGCCATGTCCTTAATCGCCTGCCAATCGTTGGCGACATTTCTTCGAAGGGCCTTAGTGCCAAATTCAAAACGGGTTCCGGGGATACTTGTGGCGTCCTTGTGGCAATATTCGTCCGCCTTAATCGATCGACTTGGTTCATAATGTCCCTCTCCCAAGAGTTTCTTAACTGCTGCAAGTCGTTGGGGTTTTGAGAATCCAATGACAAGTTGAAGATGTTTTCTTCCGGTTGTTGGGCATAATTCAAGTTGTCCCTTGGTCCAACATGCTCCAGGAGGAAGTTCGGTAATTGGTTCATCTCTGAAAATTGTTCCAAGCCAGAATCTTGATCCCATGTACGATTATTTCCCATTACCTTCAGTTCGACCGAACCACGAGAACTATAGTTAAAAAATATGCAGGTCTTTTATATTTTTACCCTTCAATTTGATCTTAAACAACACTGTGGGGTTTCTACGACGCAAAACGTGTGAAAACGTGCTGTAACACGTGCGAAAACGTTTTTTTACACGTGTAGAAACGTGTTAAAACGTGTTGTAACGTGTAACGTCGCTATGTAAGGTAATACTAGGCGTTACAACCATGTGGTAACTTTGGTGCCTTACATAGACTCTTCGCCAGAGAGGCCTTAACTCTTCAGGCCAGAGAGGCCAAGCGGGGATCGGCCTATTCGGCCTCAAACCCCATTAGCAGCCGAGCGGGCCAAGGACCGCTCATTTAATTATAATATAATTACAAATTAAGCTTTTGAAAGTTAAAAATAAAGAATGGGCATGTTTTTTAACTAAAATGGCTTATGGTAATCAAAAACGCAAACACGGAAACGTTTGGTACGCTGGTAAATACGCAGCAAGAGGACTCGGAGCATATGGAGCGTATGTCTCCCATCTTGGTTCGAGTAAGTGGGGCTGGAAGAAGGGGGGAAAGGTTTTCAAGCGACTGTTGGGGGGAATCGGGGGACCTCGTCGCCGTTTGGGGTCTAATCAGCGTGTTTATCGTCCTGCTACTACTGGTAGTAATAGGGGGCATCGCCTTGGCAGCAATACTGGCAAAAAAACAGGGTATAACGGGCGTTTAGCTGTTAATTACCACCCTGGTAGAAAGGCATTTAAGCGTTCCTATAATAAATAAACTTAACTTTAAAATGTCTGTTTTGAAACCTAAACCCACCATCAAGATCGAAGATGACTACGATGAAAACTTCGTGGCGAAGCGTAAAATGTACACTGAGCGTGCAACTCGAACTCAATCAAAAGCGCAAAAACGATTTGACAAACGGGTACTCAAAGCACTAGAAGGTGATAAAGTTAGTGGGCGTTATATAAGCAGTATGACCGTGTCCCTGCCATGTTACGTGGCAAACGAATGGACCACTATTGAAACAGGAGATAAAAGTCAAGTATTAAACTTTTTCAACCCTATCCAATTCAAGGACGCAGAAGCAGTTATCTTCCTAGGCAAAGTTGGGACTAATATGACATCCGCTGGCAATGGTTATGAAGTGGAAACAGGAAACAATACACGTTTGGCACCAGTTAGAGTATTAGACTCTAGTGTATATATGAGCTTTAAAAACAATTCTACCATGAAAATG